TCTAATGAGCGTGACATTATTAACGATTTAACAGGTAACACTAGAATCCTTCCCATCAATGTAATCTCGATAAACCATGCAGCATACAACGAAATTGATAAAAACGAGCTATTTATGGAGGCTGTCAGAGCTTATGAAGAAGGCGAGTCATGGGAGCTTACTAGAGAACAATTAAAAGAACTTCAAGAGACATCAAAAGACTTCGAGTCTACACCTTTCGAGCGCGAATTGATACTAAAATTCTTTAAAAGACCTGACTCAGATAATCTCGGAACCTGGATGACCGCGACAGATATTAAGGATATTTTAGAGTCGAGAACTCGCCAACAAATTCGATCAATGAAACGATTTGGAATAGAACTGAAGAATGTTTTTGGTGACTCAAAAGCGAAAAGAATCAATGGAACGTCTCAAAGATGCTACTTTGTAGTAGATACAAGTAACAGTCAAAGTACTGAAAATGAGTATGTTCCGTTTTAGTGTAGTAGTGTAGTAAGTAACTTCTTACGAGTCTTGAGCAATAAAATGATAAACACTAAAAACAGTACTCTATAATATAATAATATAATACTCTTAGTATTTTAATTACTACTTACTACAAATGATCTACAGAGTCGATGAATAAAAAGAAAGAGGTGTAGTAGGTAGAAAAAATTGTACTTACTACACTACTACAAACTGAATAGATGAAATTTGAACTAAGAGAATACCAAAAAGAGACAATTCACGAATTGAGAATTGGTTTCAGAAAAGGACACAAAAGGCAAGTTCTTTGTCTTCCTACAGGAGCTGGAAAGACAGTAGTTTTTTCTACGATGATAGCGAACGCACTTCAAAAAGGAACTCGAACGCTTGTCGTAACAGATCGTGTTGAGTTATTCGATCAGACTTTTAGAGCGATAGAAAGCACGGGAGCGATAAGACCAGAGTTGATTGCTGCTGGAGCTAGAAACATCAACGAGCGACATCAGCTGCACGTTGCTATGGTTGAAACGCTATCAAGAAGAATTAAAAAGCTCCCTGACCTACAGCCTGAAATGATCGTAATAGACGAAGCTCACAAAGGAAACTTTACAAAGATCATCGAGGCTTACCCTAATGCTTTCGTAATTGGAGCAACAGCAACGCCAGTAGGAAAGCACTTTCCGAAATACTACACGAATATTGTTCATCCAGTCGATATACCTGAGCTTGTCGCTGAGGGCTATCTTTCACCTTGCCATGCCTTTCAGATGCAAGATGACTTCTCAGACCTAGAAACCAGGAGAGGCGAGTTTACCGAAAGCTCGATGATGATGCACTACGACAAGCCTAAACTTTACGGAGGCGTGGTCGAGCAATATCGAAAAAGAGCAGAAGGAAAGAAAACACTAGTATTCAACTGCAACATCGAACACGCTGAGAAGATGAACGCAGAATTCAGATCACAAGGCATTACATCAGAAGTGATTACAAGTAAAACACCGAAAGCTGACCGACAAAGAATATTGAAAGCATTTTCTGATGGTTTGATACCAGTCTTAAACAACTGCGGAATCTTAACGACTGGATATGACGAGCCTTCGATCGAGTGCATTATCGTAAACAGAGCAACGCAATCGCTACCGCTTTGGCTTCAGATGTGCGGTCGTGGTTCTCGAATCTACCAGAATAAAGATCGCTTCACGCTTTTAGACTTTGGTGGGAATCACGATCGACACGGATTGTGGTCAGAAAAAAGAAAATGGACACTCGAAGAAAAGAAGAAAAAGAAGTCGAACGGAGTAGCTCCAGTAAAGAACTGCGAAGGCTGCGATGCGATGATAGCGACAAGCGTTCGTGTTTGTCCTTATTGCGGACACGTTCACGAAGTGAGTGAAAGAGAACTAGGAAGAGGCGATTTAGTAGAAGTCCAAGCTCCTGCTGAGTTAGTTGGAAAGTTTATCGGTGAATTGACTATTGATGAGTTGATCGACTTGCAGAAGTCAGAGAAATACAAAGCGACTTTTATCTGGCGAGTAGTGCGATCAAAAGGCTATGAGGCAGTCAAGGAATACGCTTCAAAAATGCAGTATTCTAGCGGCTGGGTGTATCGACAAAAGAAAGATTTATCGAAAAGCCAGTTTAATGACTATCGCATTAAATAAATTTTATTAAGTTTGACGAAAGCAACAAAGTAACATGACCGAAGCACAACTACAAGCTAAATGCATTCAATACGCATGGAACCAGCATCCCGAAACACGAGGATTGATCTATGCTAACTACAATAATCCTAAGAACGCTGGACACGGAGCGCACCTAAAAGCTATAGGATTGATTCCAGGCGTTGCGGACATTACTATTCTATGGCAAGGAAAGGCATACTTCGTAGAGCTTAAAGCTGAAGGAGGCCGACAAAGCAAAGCGCAGATCGAATGGCAAGACTTAGTGAACGCAAACGGATTCGAATACAATTTAATTAATACTTTTGAGACATGGCAAAAGCTACTGAGAAGAATACTCCAGAAATAATTTACGCATTCTATCCTAAGAATCGGCTCACTAACAGAGAGCTGAAGCGGAAGATTTACTTTGAGTCAAAAGTACTTATGGAGAAAATAGGTGAGATCGAAATACAATTTGTGGTCGACCTATTCACAGAGCAATTTGAGTACTCTACTTTATACGCAAGTCTGAAGAAACAGTATATCCAGATTCTAAAAGATCATAGGTTTAAGCATATTATCCCGAATCCTGACTACCTCGAGCAAAAGTATAAACCAGTGACATGAGCCAAGACGAGATAAGCCAAAGATCGAACTACATTAACTGTCTCTACATCTCAGTCGAGTTAGTCGACCTCCAAGTTAGAAAAGCAGATAAAGCCGTTGATCTGATTAACTTGAAACGATATTTAATTGATCTAATGAGCGAAATAATAATCCAAAAGAAAATAATCAATGCCGACTACCAAAATGACCAAGCGACCATCGAAAGACTCCTATCTCTCGATTGACCTCAGACCATTTAAGCACCCGAACGGTAACACTTATCAGGTAACAGGAACGAATGCTAATCCTCATACACACGACGTAGTCAACCGAGATACTGGAGAGCATCGAATAGGACTACCTCACGAAGTAGTAAAAAAATGGCAGAGTGAAAGTAAATTTGTAATTTTGTAGACATGAAAGTAGGCAGACCATCGAAATACGATCCATCTAAAAACGATGCCGTTATTGATTTAATGGCAGAAGGTGCTTCTTTGGTCGAAGTAGCTGATTTTTTAGACGTAGATCGAAAGACTATCTGGGATTGGTGTAATGAAGACTCACCTAGATACAAAGATGAGTTTTGTAACGTCATAAAAAGAGGCTATCAAAAATGCCAGGTATGGTGGGAGAAACAAGGCAGAGCAAATCTGCAAAACAAAGACTTCAGTTGGGTAGGCTGGTTTATGAACATGAAGAACCGATTCCCAGAAGATTGGAGAGACAAGAAAGAAGTCGAAAACAAAACCGAGATCACTGGAGGCAGCGTTAAGATCATCGCTGAAGGTGAAGACCCTGAAACGAATGAATGAAGCCACCATTCAGAGTCTCAAAAGTATTCAAAGAAAACTGGACGTGGAAGCCTGGAGTTGACCTCATCGTAAACAGAGGCGGGACCAGCTCAGGGAAAACCTACTCAATCCTTCAAGTAATCTTCTTAAAAGCATACACCGACCCAGGTTGTGTGATCACAGTGGTAGGCCAGGATATACCGAACTTGAAAAAGGGAGCGATCAGAGATGCTGCTACAATCGTCAATAGCTCAGAGTGGTTGAGAAGTCAGATCAAGTTTTACAATAAGTCAGATCGATTCTACCAGTTCTACAACGGCTCAATAATTGAGTTCAACTCATACGATGACGAGCAAGATGCTAAAAACGGAAAGCGTGACTACTCTTTCTTCAATGAGGTAAACGGTATTCCCTACGAGATATTTGAAGCGATATATGTAAGAACTACAAAGATGACATGGGCTGACTTTAATCCTAGCTCTACGTTCTGGCTGACTGATAAGCGAATCGAGCAGAGGGCAAATGTCAAGACAATCAAATCAACATTTAAGCACAACCCGTTTCTATCTGAAAAGACAGTTGAGAAAATTCTAAGCTATGAGCCAACAAAAGAAAACGAGAAAGAAGGAACAGCAAACGAGTACAGATGGAAGGTCTACGGATTGGGTGAGTACGCAGCTATCGAAGGCGCAATATTT